TAATGACGCATCAAATACTCCTGGAGCTAAAGTACCTTGGCTAGCATCTCAAACAGATTTACTAGCAGAAGATTGGGTTGTAAAAAATGATTAAAGTAACTGGTTGTAGGGTTCTTATCAAACCATTTAAACTACAAGAACACGACAAGGTATATGACTCGGCTAAGAAAGCCGGCATCATTTTAACAGAACTCTCAGAACGTAAAGAACAAGTAAACGTAGACAAAGGCACTGTATTACAAATTGGTGCTAAATGTCATGAGGATTATGTAGGGGACTTGGCTGTAGGCGATACCATTGCTTATGCTAAGTTCGGGGGTAAATTTATCTCTGAACCCGGTAGTGATGAAATCTTTCTTGTTATTTCAGACGAAGACCTAATTTGTATTTTTAAAGATGAGTAATTGTATCATCTGTAATACAGAATGTCCTAAATCTTTATATAAAAGAACTTGGGTAAAAGAACGTAAATATTGTTCTAATAAGTGTATTAAAACTGCATATAGAAAAAATCATCCAGAAAAAGACCAAGCCTCTAAACAAAAATGGTTAGAGAATAATCCAGAAACAAGGGCTAAAGCTAGTAGTGAATATTACTATCGAAACAAAGATTTTTATTTTAATCTCTTTGCAAAGCGAGTTTCACGGATGAAACAAGCGGCTATAAAAAGTCTTACTGAGTGGGATATTTTTTATATGGAAGAACTCTACGATTTAGCACGAAAACGAAAACTAGAAGTAGATCACATTATTCCCATTCAACACCCTCTTGTTTGTGGATTACATGTACCTGAGAATTTACAATTACTCTCTCGTACTGCTAATGCTCAAAAAAGTAATAAATTTAACCCAGATGAAGACATTGTAGCAATCTTCAAGGAGAATACATGAGTGATGTAGACAATACGGGCGAAGAGTCTGGTCAAGAACTATCCCACGCCGCACCCCAATATACTGAGATGGAGCAAAAAGCTCTCTCAATGGGTTGGCGGCCTAAGGAAGAGTTCCATGGTAATGAAGATGATTTTATTGATGCTAAAGCGTTTGTCCAACGACAACCTCTCTTCGACAAAATTGAATCTCAGAGCAAACAACTAAAGAGTCTTTCCAAAGGCCTCGAAGCTCTAAAGACTCATTACACTCGTGTAGAAGAAGCTGCTGTAAGTAAAGCCATTGCTACTATGAAAGCCCAGCGTAAGCAGGCTCTCTCAGACGGTGATGGAGATAGTTTTGAATTGTTTGATAATGAAATTAAAAAGGCAGAGACTGAGCTTGCTAACATTGAGCAAGTAAAGAAGACTCCTCTGGTGGAAGAGCCCATTGTTCACCCAGAATGGCAGGCTTTCCAATCTCGTAATCCTTGGTATAGTAATACTCCTCACATGCGTATGTTTGCTGACACGCTAGGAGCAGAGCTTGCTACACAAGGAGTAAGCCCTACCAATGTACTAAAACAGGTTGAAGAAGCTGTTCGGAAAGAGTTTCCTAACAAGTTTGTCAATCCTAACAAAGCTAATGCGCCTGACGTAGATAGCTCCCGTAATAATGGTAATACATCCAAACGTAAGGATGACGATAGTTTCCTTACTGAACAGGAACGTAAGGTAATGAATGACCTTATTCGCAGCAAAGTGCTGACTAAAGAGAAATACATTTCTGACCTCAAGGCCGTTAAGGGCCTTAAATAAGGAGAACCAATATGGCTCGTACTCCATCTGTGGCAAGTGCCCGTCCCCGTAGAACCCCCCTCGAAACTCGCAATCGTTTAGCGATTAAGAATAAAGAGCCGGGTTTTACATATCGTATTGTTAATGACGAAGATGACCGTGTAGAGCTTCTGAAAGAGCGTGGGTATGATGTATGTACCAACGAACAAATTGGAGCAATCGGTAATAAGCGTGTAGACAATACGGCCCCTGTAGGTTCAGTAGCACATTTTTCTGTTGGTCAAGGTACAAAAGCAGTTGTTATGCGAATCCCTGACGATTGGTATAAAGAAGACCAAGAAATTAAACAACAAGAAGTTGATGCGATGGAAGCTACTATGAAGGGTGATGCCCGTAAAGCTGCTGACTTCGGTAAACTGCAAATCGACTGATCTTTCGGGCCATTACCTTATCTCTTTTATATTTTGAAAGGATAAGCTCAAATGGCTAACACTTCTCGTATTAACGGGTTTAAGCCCGTAAAGCACCTCACTGGTGCTCCTTATAACGGTCAATCAACTCTCTATGAAGTTTCATCGAGCGACAGTAATCCTGTCTTCGTTGGTGACCTTGTAAAACTCTCAACCAATGCTTCTACTTCTGGTCTTGCCTGCGTGCAGAGCGTGGTAGCGGCTTCAAGCCAAATTACTGCCGGTCCTATTCTTGGTGCTGTGGTTGGTGTTGTAAATGCCAAACTCGATCCTCTGGATGGTACCATGACCGGTGGTTCTATTGCTCTAGATACTCCCCAGTATCGTGCTGCTTCAACCAAGCAGTATGTACTAGTTGCTGATGCTCCTGACCTCATTTATGAGGCAGAAGCTGATGCTGCTGTTACTCTAGCAAACATTGGTTTTAACGTAGGTGTAGGTGCTTCTGCTCATACTAACCCCCTCATTACCGGGGCTTCTCCTATGTATGTATACTCAACCACGACTCCAGATGCCACTTCAACCCGGCCCCTGCAAATCGTTGGTCAAGTAAAGCGTGCGGACAATGAAACCGCCGCTGTTCAATAAAGTCTTAGTCCGTATCAACGTCCATACCTATGGTAGCGTTGGCGTGGCTGGCGTTTAATAGTTTAGGAGAATAAGATGAGTGGCGTAATTACTACTTCAAGCTTTGCCAAAAGTCTCTGGCCCGGTGTTAATACTTGGTACGGCGAAGCATATAATGAATACCCAGTAGAATGGGACAAGCTGTTTGAAAAGAATAGCTCACGACGAGCCTTTGAAGAGGACGTTGGTTACAGTGGTCTGGGTCTTGCTGTTGTTAAGGATCAGGGTGCTCCTGTTACCTATGACACCGCTAAGCAAGGTTTCACCAGCCGTTACAACCATGTAACGTATGGCCTGGGTTTCATTGTTACTCGTGAAGCTTATGACGATGACCTGTATGATGTTGTGGCTAAGCAGAAGGCCCGTGGCCTAGCTTTCTCAATGCGTCAAACCAAGGAAATCATTGCTGCTAACGTTTATAACCGGGCATTCACTGCTGGTTATGTTGGTGGTGATGCTGCTACCCTGATTGCCAGTGCTGGTGGTGGTGGTTCTACCTCCGCTCCTAACATTGCTGGTGGCACGTACACCAACGGTGTAGCTGTTGCTACTGACCTGTCAGAAGCTGCTCTGGAACAAGCTTGTATTGACATTGCTGACTTCAAGAACGACCGTGGCCTAAAGATTGCGGTTCGTCCTCGTAAACTCATCATTCCTAAGGAACTGATGTTCGAGGCAAGCCGTATTCTTAAGACCGAGGGTCGTGTTGGTACTGATTTGAATGACCTGAATGCTATCAAGGCAATGGGCATGATTCCTGAAGTTATTGTGAATCACTACCTGACGCAAGATGACTTCTGGTTCATCCTAACTGACATTAAGGATGGTCTGAAGTATTTCGAGCGTCGAGCTGATGAGTTTGGCATGGATGAAGACTTTGATACTGAGAATGCTAAGTACAAGGCTACGGCTCGCTACAGCTTCGGTTGGACTGACCGTCGTGGCATCTACGGTAGCCCTGGCGCCTAATAGGTAAGGAGAGAATATGAGTTATACTAACCCCACTCTCTCCTATCCAAAGCGTCGTTGTACCATGCAACTGGTTATTCCAGTTGCGCGTACTGACAGTGCTACGCAAAAGGCGTGGCTTCCAAAGGATGCAGTAGTTACTGGTGTACACGTTCTTCAGAACGTAAATGCATCAACTGCCGTTGCAACCTTTACTGTTGGTCTTGGTTCAGATGTGGATGGGATTTTAGAAACCTTTACTATGGGCACCACGAAGGTGGGTCTGGTTAATGCTGGTACCTCTGCGGGTGTATCAGTGCTAACCAAGCTCACAACAGACGCTCCAATCACAGTGTCTTATGCTGTTGGTTCTAGCACTGCTGGTGGTACTGGTTTTGTTATGATTGACTTCTTTGTCACTGGTCCTGGCGAAGCAGTAGACGACTAAACAGCCTAACGGCCAATGGGGGAGAATAGCCCCCTCTTTACACTTTAATATGCCCTCAAGCGCAAGCCATTCTAGGAGAATATCATGGGTATGCATGTAACGTTACACGGTAAGAACGACACCCCCTTCAACGGAGCCGATGGCTCTTGGCAACCTGTTAAGGTTAATGCCGCTGGGCAACTTTCAATTGCAATGCTCAATGGTGAGCTAGCACAATTTAATCGGCTTGCTGGTGGCCCCATTACTCAGTATGCTGTGGTAACCTCTGATGCTACCGGTCTTAACGTAGCCTCTGGACCAGCCATTCTTTATGGTATTGTTCTCATTGCTGCTGGTACTATGGCTAACGTCTATGATGGTACTACTGCCGCTGGTAATGTACTTATCCCCTCTACTACTGCTACTACAACTTTTGGTGGTATTGGTGTTCTCTGTGTTAATGGTATTACTTGTGATTGGACTTCTGGAACTTGGCTTGTTCTGTATGCACCTGCGGTATAAACAATGGCTGTTATTTACATTGACCCCGACTGGCCTAACACTGGTGCGGGCACCTTTGCAAATCCATATAAGTCATGGGCATCTACCGCTACCCTAGTTGCAGGTAATAGCTACCTACAAGCAGAGGGTACTACCTTTGTAGGAACCATTGGTCCTTTGGGCACAGGTGGTACAGTAAATAGCCGTATTATCATTGGTGTTTATTCTAGAACAGATGGCTCACAGGTAAGTAGAAAAGGCGCTGCTTCTATTAATGCTACAGGACAATCCTTTGGCATTAACATTACATTGGCTAGGCCTTATATCACTGTAGATGGTTTTGAGATTTATGGTGCTACTAGTGCAAACATTACTAAGACAGCTACTAGTAAGAGTGAGGCACAGTATTGTATCTTTAAGAACCTTATTTTACGGAATGCTATTAGTGATGGTCTTCTTGCAAACGGCAAAGGGAACCAAGTAATCGATTGTACTATTTATGGTAATGGGCAAGACGGTGCTAGGTTCGTAGGAGATAATCTAGAAATTAGTGGTTGTACTATGTACGACAATGGTACTACCTTATCAGAAGGGGATTGTTGTCAACTGCTAAACTGCACTGATCCTATTGTCTATAACAATACCTTTGACCACACTAACAGTGTTTTTAAGCAAGCTTTCATTCATAATCGTGATGATGGTATTAGCACAGGGGGTCGTATTTACGACAACACAATTTTATGTGCTCAGTATGTAAGTGGTAAACCTGCTCTTAAGAGTTATTATATTGGTGTTCCCTCAGTAACTACTTTACGGAATAAGATTGAAGGTGGGGAGTTTGGTGCCTATTTAGTAGCAACGGGGCAAATCTTTAAAGACAATGTTGTCATTGTTTCTGGAGACAAACCTGTAGTTGGTGTTGCTATTCGAGCTAGCTCTGTAGAAGTTTCTAATAACACAGTAATTGGTGGTGGACAAACAACAGGTTCTTTTGGCATTGATCATGAGAATGCTGCAAACACTGCTTGTGTTATTAAGAACAATGTGGTTGTTAGCTGGCCTGTTGGCATTAGAACAGATGGTGCTACCTATAGTCACAACGCTTTCCAAAGCTGTGCTGTAAGGAATGGTAATGCTGCTAGTGCTGAGGGTACCGCAGGTACTGGGGATGTAACAAGTAATATAAATCTATTAAATACCTTTTACCCTAGAAGCAACAGTAGTTTAATTGAAGCAGGGACGTACCTCTCTTATGGTGTTGATAAAGCTAAGAAACAAAGACATAACCCTCCGTCAATAGGAGCATATGAGAATATAAGTGTTAGAGGAAGCCGATGAATATAGAACAAGCCTTTATGATTTTACTTGGTATTTCTACAGGAGCACTAGGCTGGTTTAGTCGGTCTTTGTGGGATGCTGTCATTAAACTTAAAGAAGATTTAAATAAACTTGAAGTAAAACTTAGTGCAGAGTATGTAAGGTATGATAGGTTACAAGATGCTATGAAACCTGTTATGGAAGCTCTGTCTGAGATTAAGAATGCTTTAAACCATAAACAAGACAAGCTATGAAAAAGATTGGCTGGCCCGGTAAGGGCCACAAGTTTGCCTGTCATAGATGTGGAATGTGGTTTCCTTCCACAGAAATCCGTAAGGAGTGGACAGGTCTTCTTGTATGTCAAAAAGACTGGGAACCTCGTCATCCACAAACACTTATTAAGGTACATGGAGAGAAGGCCTTCCCAGACATTGTAAGCAAAGATGGTACTGATACCTTTCAATTCTCTTGTGATGCTTATTCTATCTTGTCGATGGCTGATTTTGGTACAGCCGATTGTATGATTGTTGGTACTGAAGGTTCTTTTGATCCATATCAATTTAGATATACTTCAGTGGCTGCTTACGCTATTGCTGGTATTGCCATTGCTGGTATGCCCTAACTAAAAGGATTTATATGGCAACTACTACTTTCGTTGATCGGGTAACGCCAATCATGGCATCATGGTTAAATGATGTTGATGAGAAGATTTATCAAGGAGTAATAGCTACTAGTAGCACTACTCGTCAAACCTTAGAAGATCATTTTGCAGAGCAAGTATCTGTTAAAAGTTATGGTGCTACGGGTAATGGTACAACAGATGATACTTCCACAATTCAAGCAGCTATTACTGCTAATTATGGGAAACAACTTTTTATTCCTAAAGGTATTTACAAACTATCTTCACAATTACTAATTACAGATACTATTGAACTACTTCTTGCTCCAGACGCTATTTTAAACTATTCTGGTGTATCTGCTGGAACTGCTTTAGGAGAGAAAAGAGCAATTCGTATTGAGGGTTCTTTGGGCGATACTACTAGCTTAACGGCAAACATTGTGGTAGGAGATCGTCAGATTAGTTTTGCCACCTCTGGTTTTGCTAAAGGTGATTGGATTATTGTACAATCAGCACAAGAGTTCATGCCAGGGGTTTCCAGTTATACCACTAAACGTAGTCACATTGCCCGTATTCTTACTATAGATAGTTCTACTACTGCTACTCTTACTGAAAGAAGTCCTTTTGCTTACACGGCTGCTTCTACAGGTACTGTCCGTAAAATCAATGTAGTTCCCAAAGTAACTATTAAAGGTGGTCAGATTCTTGGTGGTGGAGACGGTCTAGTGCATAATGGCATTAGCGCCTATTGTACCTCGGACCTACATGTTGGGGGTGTGTTTATTGATGGATGTGAAGATACTGGAGTATCAACCTATTACTCAATAGGCTTTGATATTTCTCGTAATAGAATTGAAAACTGTATTAGTCCAGATGCAGGAGTAGGAAATTCTGGTTATGGTGTAGCAGTGTATGGAAGTAGTTATGGGAAAATTGAAGGTAATCATTTTCTATCTTGTAGGCACCCAGTCTCAGGTGGTTCTTTTGTTGTAAGTCGGAACGTACTCATCTCTAAAAACTTTAGTGAGGATGGTGGTATTGGTACTGATGGATATGACTGCCATGAGCCGTGTTTTAATTGGGTATTTGATGGTAATGTTGCTCGTGGTGGTGATGGCGGTATGATTATTCGTGGACAATATACCACAATTACTAATAATACTATTACTGGAGTAGAGGGGGAAGGTATTAGTGTTCATAGTTTTATTACAAATACAGATGGTATTACGGGAACACTTATCTCTGGAAATACTCTAAGTAATATTGGAGGTTCGGGTATTGTTATTGATGGTACCTCTACTACAGAAAGAATTCACGAGACTTCTGTGTATGACAATGATGTAAGGAACTGTGGTTTCTTTTCTGTCTATGCAACCTATTTTGATGGCTTAGATATTAGGGGTGGAAATTTATCAGGAACATCTACAGTTACTGGTACAAGTGGATCAGGCATCCGAGCAGTAGGCACTACCGCTGGAGACAATCTAAATCTAGCAATTCATGGTGTAAATATTGAAAGCCATCAACGACATGGTATTGACCTTCAATTTACAAATAAAATTACAATTAGCGCACAGCGTATTGCAACTCCAGGGCTGGGTACTTCAGGTAGTTCAGCTATCTCTGCCGTAACATGTGATGATCTTTGTATTAATGGTGGTGTTTATGAGCACACTGGTACTAGCACTCAGGGTGTGATTTCTGTGGATGGTTGTGACAGACTTACAATTACTAATGCCACAATTACGGGCAACGCTGCTAATGGTAGTCAACATGGTATTCGTTGGTTTGCTACCACTGGTACTAACGCTGGGGCAATCTTTATGGGTAATCGTATCACAGTGGCAGGAGGTAGAGCAATTTATTCTACAGATAGTGATAGAATTGTGGCTCTGGGTAATGATGGCCGCGCGGCAGTAAATGCTACTAAGCTTGAGTTTACTGGTGCTGTTGATACGCAAGTAGCAAATAACATTATTTAAAATGACTACATCTAACTCATACACAAACCAACTTACTCGTGACCAAATTATCACAGCGGCCTTACGTAAGCTTGGTGTGGTTGCTGAAGGACAGACTCCCAGCGCCTCTAATCTTGCAGATGGGCAGATAGCCCTGAATGCAGCGATAGGCCAGCTACGGGCTTTAGGGATGCCTCTATGGGTACGTTCTGAGTACACCTTCACTCCAACTACCAACACCTACACAATTGGCACTGGTATGGTGCTTGACACAGTGTTTCCTGTGAGGCTCCTACAAGCTTTCCGTACAGAGAGTAATGCTAAGGTTCCTATGGAATTGGTTGCTAGGCAAGATTACAACATCCTGCCTACCACTCCTGGTGGAAGTCCTCTTAAAGTAAATTATCAGCCGTTCATTAACTATGGTGTTATCTCCATTTGGCCTACACCAGCGGCAACCAATACAGCTACAGTTACTTTAGTATACCAACGCCCTTTTCAATATTTTACTACTGGTACTGAGACCGCTGATTTCCCTGAAGAGTGGCTCCTACCTCTCATCTACACTACCTCTGTGTTGCTTGCTCCTGAATGGGGTATCCCTCTTCCAGATCGTACAGCATTAAAGAGTGAAGCTAAAGACTACATTGAGATGGCTACAATGGTAGGACAGGAAGATGCTAGTTTCTTTATTCAGCCTGAACGGAGAATGTAATTGGCCACTATATACTATGATTTTTCTTCCCCTGTAAATGGTGCAGGAACTTCAACTGATCCTAAAAATACATGGACTACTCCAGGTAATGGTGATGTAATTAGATTTAAACGTGGTACTACTTTTGTTAGAACCTCTCAACTTAGTTTATCTACATTTACTAGTCTTACTTTAGAAGCATGGTATAACTCAGATGGTACAGATGATACTACACAGCCTAAGCCTGTTATTACCCTTAATCTAATATCAGGTACTTCCGGTATCAATGTACAAGGAGCTGGTGTTCACATATTTAGAAACATTGTTTTTAGAGATTTCTTTGACAGAAATAATCCAGGAACTACATTAGTAAATGGAGTAACTTTAGGTACGCAAGGAACATATGGAGTTGATCCAGGAGTATCTGCTGAGTTTTGGTACTGTGAGTTTTATAATATTACGGGTAATGCAGCAAACTATAATGGTAACAACAGCGCCTCTACTCCAACTCTAGCAGCAGATCGCATGCGAGTAATGCATTGTATTTTTGACAATATTGGAGGAGATTGTATTTTTGGGCAAGCTAAGGATTGTGAAATTGCCTATAATAAAATGACCCGTATGTCTATGTTAAATGAGACAGGTGATGGTGTAGGGCTTTTATTCTTTAATCCTACTAAATGCTGGATTCACCATAACTATATTGACCATCGAGATAAAGATTTTAAACATTGTATTATTGTTGATGGTGTAGATGGGTCTGGGAATTGCCTAGTAGAAGATAACACACTCCTTGGTTTTGGTACTGTTGGGATTAATTTAGCTGAGTGTAAAGGAACAATTCGACGCAATTACATTGAGACCTCTGGTATTGGTATTGCTTGTAATGTGGATGGTACTATTATTAAAAACAATTTTCTAATGGTTAATGATTTTAGACCTGACAATTCAGCAACAGTAGGTCTCCTTACTTCCAATAGTTTAGTGGATGGTAATACTTTTTTATGTAAAACTAAAAAAGCTGTTGTAGCTGTCGTAGAAACTGGTACAGGCAGATCAGGAAATACCTTTAGAAATAATCTTATTATTGGGGCAGAAATTGGTTATAAAAGGGGAGCAGGTTCTTCTGAAACTAGAAGTAATAATGCTTTTGTAAACACAACTTCTCCTTATGTTGATTCTTCCTTAGCTGCTCTTTCTTTAGCTACAAATGATGTTATTGATCCGGCCTTAACTAAACAAGTCTTTCCTAGTAGCACTTCTACAATTAAAGATACTGGTTTATTTCTAGAAACCACAACAGACTTCTTAGGAAATATTAGACATAATCCACCTTCTATTGGAGCCTATGAATATGTTGCTCCAAGAGCAGATGCTGGAACAAGAGGTATACGTTAACTATGGCTTACAGTAAAGCACCAACACAGGACACATACTCTTCTGAGCGTGTGTCTTTGTTTCGTGAGATTGCCCTACGAGACGGGGGTACGTCCGGTAAGGATGAAGATTACCTAAACGTATTCTCTGAAATTGTTAAACAAACTAAGGCAGGAGACCAGCGTAGATTTATTATGAAGCGAGCTGGCTCTGCCCAAGCCATTGCTTCAGTGGGTGCCACAGCTATTCGTGGTATGCACTTTGCTACAGACAAGAATAAGCTATTCTATTGCGTTGGTAGGAATGTATACGTATATGCTTTTGCTACCTCTACTCTGTCAACTATTACTAACGTGTTTGCTACTTCTACTGGTGCTGTAGGTTTTACAGAATTTCTGTATGACGATGGCTCAGTCAAGATGGTAGCTTCTGACGGGAGTGCAACGACCGGCATTGTCACCATTGATGATAGCAACGTAGTAGTTACTTCTTCTTCAGCAGACATTCCCTTACATGATCCTAATGTTGTTTTCCTAGATGGTTATCTGTTCCTTGTAGAACAAGATAGTTCTATTATCTCTAATAGTGTTAACAATGATCCTCTGTCCTTCACTGTAGATGCCATCATTGCTCCTGAACAAGAGCCTGACCAAGTAACTCGTTTAGCAAAGATCAACAACTATCTTATTGCTTTTGGTTCTAGCTCCATTGAGTATTACTGGGATGCAGCTAACGCTGCTCCTGATAGCCCAATGCAACGCAATGATACACCAATTAAGATTAACACATATCTAGCTGGTTTTGCTATTCATGGTAACTCTATCTTCTATATTGGTGCAGATGCAAATGGTCAGCCAGATGTGTTTGTTCTTAAAGACTTCAAACTAGAGAACATTGGTACTCCCTCTATTAGTCGTTATCTCTCATCTGTATCCTCTACAGTGTCTTCCTGGAAAGGTGCTATTATAGCTATCCAGGGACATGTGTTCTATGTCATCAACGCTGGTTTAAACAAGAGTTGGGCTATTGATGTGGAGACAGGGCTTGTTACTCGCTTTGCATATCAATCACAAGCTATCTTTGACATCTATACTTCTACTAACCTATTCAATACTTCAGCTACTCGTACCTATTTCTCTTTAGGAACTGACAGCACTATCTATCGGTTTGATGAGACATTGTTCCAAGACTCTGGTGTAAACTATACATGTTCCATTATTACAGAAGCTAATGACTTTGGTACATTAAATAGAAAGACAATGCGTAGGCTATCTGTCATTGGTGATAGGCCAGCATCAGATACCTTCCTTTCTATTCAGTGGAGTGATGATGACTATATTACATACAACACTGCTGTATCTACAAACCTTAAACAAGACCTTGTATGCATTAGACAACTAGGTTGGTTTAGACAACGTATATTTAAATTTACCTACTCAGATAATTATCCGTTCAGGATACAAGACATTGAAGTAGATATTAATAAAGGAACATCATGACCCAATCTACTACCTTTGCTGCCGGTACAGTAGTTACTAAAGAATGGCTTAATGCTATTGATACTCATGTGTTTAGTGTTCAGCATTACGGTGCAGTAGGTGATGGCGTAACTGACGACACGGCGGCAATTTTGGCGGCGATAGCCGCATCTGCAAATGGCAAGTTAGTTTTCCCGGCTGGGGAATACATCATGTCAGGCGGTGGCGGGAACCTTGCAACACTAGATCAGCCTATCCAGATCGTCGGCGTCGGCGCGGCGGCAACCGTTATTCGCTTCAGGGGGTCTGCGGCGTACTTCAACGGGTTTAAGGTTGATTCGCCCAACGTGACCATCAGAGACCTGACGCTCTCATGCGAGCCAACGGCCGGCAATCAAGTCGCGGCGATTTCGTTGGGTGACAGCGATTTCACAATGGATGGTGTTGTTGTTGACGGAACTGTCACGTATAGCACCAGCTTCAGTCATACCGCCTACGGCATCAACATCGCAACCGGGACGGCGAACAATGACGTTCTAATCAATGCCTGCACGTTCAAGCGCTCGCACTTCCCGCTACTCAAGAGCAACGCCAACACATCGACGCAAGAGCGGTGGAAGTACAGCAACTGCCGATTTACAGGCAACTTCCGCGAAGACCTCGGGCTTAATTCGCCACTTGGTTACATGCGCGATGTTGTTGTCTATGGGTGCCACTTTGACGACCATCAAGGCATCGCGGCGGGTCAGGACTCCATCCAACTTCCGCTGGCATCTGTCACCCAGTTCTCAATCATTGGGAACACCTTCAGGGGGCCGATCCGGGAGGCTATCCACATGGAGTATGCCTGTGAGGATGGCGTCGTTTCCGGTAACGTGATTGCGTGTGAGTTCGCAGATCAAGGCGGCGGCATCACGATGTTAGAGAACGACACGAACGGTCTCCCGGTCATTCCCGTCAAGAATGTGACGATCACCGGCAACACGGTGAGGCACACAGGGACGGCCAAAGCCACCGACCGTTTCGGGATTTGGGCTATCAACAACGGCTCTGACGATGTTCCTGGAGAGCAGTTCATCATCACCGGCAACACGGTCGAGAATTTCGATGTTGGTATCTCTTGGCAGTGCGGCAACGGCGGGTCTGCTACGGTAAGCAACAACATTGCCGGGAACTGCGCTACAGGGTATAGGTCGCAGCAATCATCCAGCATCCAGGCTTACGGAAACATTTCGCGCAATTGTGACCTGGGGGTCAAGACTGTTGACGGCGGCACGTTTGCAGATCATCGGTTCGCAGATTGCACGACGAACGCTGACGCGACATCGGCATTCCCGCTGGTCTTGGTAAATCCTCGGTTTGAGTTCAACGCTGTCGCGTTCACTGCGTCGGAAACAAAGAACTTCAACTTGTTTCCGCTGGCGTCTAGCTCGCGGATGTATGGGTTCGGCTCTACGCACATCAACAGCAATTTGTCGCCGCGCTACTCAACACGCGTTGACGAATTGACGTATGACGGCGCGACCCTGACCGTTACGAACAAGATGCTTTTGCAACCGTCTAGCGTTCAATCAACGCTTCAACTAAACACCGGAAATTTCAGGTGCCAGGTGTTCAGCAGCGCGGCACTTAGCGCGGCTTGTGTCTCGGCCTGGATCAATGGTCACGTTGTCATTGAACTGTGATGACAGAAACCCGCATCACCCGATACTCGCATAAGACATTATCTAAAAATGGCTTCTAATAAACTACCCCCTCTTCCAGTAGGGGTAGCTCCTGGTAGTGGTTATTGGAATGACTGGTATGAGAAGTTACGTAAGATTATTAATGATTTGGTTGGTGGTGTAGGACACAATACCTTAGCAGGACTTCAGGGTGGACAGGCTGGTGAATATTATCATTTAACACAAGCTGAACACACTGCCCTCATTACACCAACAGATACTTGGACCTACGTAAAACTTACCTCAGATCAAACAGTAACTACTACATCAGGTACAGCTACTGCCCTTGCTTTTACTCCTGTTGCAAATACTCTATATGAAGTGGAGGGTCAACTATGGTTACAGAGTGCAGATGTTGCTTCAGGACCTCAACCCGGTATTGCCTGGAATACAGGTAACTCAGATGGAGTTGCTCATATTACTACTACTGAAAGTAGCAGCACTGTTGCAATGGCTAATATACCAACTGGTGTTGATGCTGCTGCCCTAGCAACTTCTTTTCCCGATATAACCAATAGTTATCCTGCCCAAGTCAAGGCATCATTTAAAACAGGTGCAACACCCTCAGGTGCCTTCACCATTACTCTACAAACAAGTTAAGGAACACATATGACCATTGCTTATTCTACTGCTATTCGTAACGCTATGCTGGATGCCATTACTACTGCCGCTGGTGGTAGTGCTTTGCTGAGCATCTATGATGGCACTAGGCCCGCTACAGGCGGTGCAGCTACCACCCTATTAGCCCAGCTCACTTGTAACGCTACGTTCGCTCCTGGAGCCTCTGGTGGGGTTCTTACACTCAACTCTATTACCCAAGACTCTAGTGCCAATGCTACAGGTACTGCTACATGGTTTCGCATCACTACTTCAGGCGCTACCCATGTGCTTGATGGTAGTGTTGGTACTTCTGGCTCAGACCTAAACCTAAGTTCCACTGCTATTGTATCTACACAACCTGTTTCTGTTACTAGCTTTGTTATTACCGAGGGGAATGCTTGATGTTAACCACTGCCCAATATCAAACCCTAAAGACCTACATCACATCAGTACCTGCTTACTCAAGTTTACAGCAGAGTAGTGATAGTGCTGACTTCATTGCTAAAGACATGAATAAAGATGTTTCTCCTGCATATATTGTATGGAAAACTAATGTTCCTAAGAATGAAGTAGGTAAGGCTTTTGTGGCCTCTGCTTTAGCAGCCATTACTTCAGGTAACAACGATAAGCTTGCTAACTTTGCAGCATGGAATGAGACAGTTAATCCTTCTCGTCTTGACCAGCGTGCTTTCTTTGATGATATTTTTAGTGTAGCAGCGGGTGCTTCTACTCGTGCTGCTCTACTAGTTTTATGGAAACGTTCTGCTAACGCAACAGAAAAACTATTTGCTACTGGTACCGGTACAGATGCTTCCCCAGCCACAATGGTGTTTGAGGGAACACTTTCTTATCAAGATGTAGAACAAGCTTGGAATAGTTAATGGCAACAACAACAATTAATTATAGTAGCAATACTACAATTACTATTTCCCCAGCATCAACAGCATCGAGTACAACTTTTGTAGCTGGACGAGAAAGTAATGAGATTGATAATACTACTAATAAATATATAGATGCCCTAGTACAAGGTAAGATTACTGTTGGTACTACTCCAACTGCTAACACTACTATTTATATTTATGTTTGGGGATCAGATACTTCCCTGGCAACTACTGCAATTGATACTCTAGATGGAACAGATAGTGCTGTAACCCTTACAAATACAGGTATTTTATATAGTGCTTTAAGGTTTGGTACTGTTATCTCAGTCACCGCCACCACAAGTGATATTGACTATGCTTTTGCTCCTTTTAGTGTTGCCTCTAAATTTGGAGGCATCATGCCTAAGTTTTGGGGTTTGTATGTAACCCATAACACTGGAGTTAATCTTAATGCCACAGGAGGCAACCATGTGTTTAGCTTCAATGGTATTAAATATGATGTAGCATAATATGCTAATCCTACAAAGGCCGTGGGATGACATCCGGGCGGTGGAGCCCGGCGCGCTGCCGTCCAACTACTGGATTGCGCGCGGCCTGAAGTCGCTGTATATCCTTGACGCCGGTCGCTGGACCATCAACCAAGTGACCGGTCGGGTAGGAGGCGCCGTCATCGGCACTGGCCCGACATTCCCCGAGGGCTGGCTGCAAACCAATAGCAGCACCACAAATTACGCCTCGCTGGATCACGGCCTAGACACTGCGGTTTCTTTGCCGGTCACGCTTGTTGTCGGGTGGCGCCTGCTTTCCGGCTCCGTTGCGTGGTCGCTGTTGCGCACCGATACGTCGGCATGGTCGGGCTGGTACGGGGAGGCTACGGGCACGATCAAGTCGGCCCAGAACAACACATTCGACGGCCTTATAACGCTGGCCGGAGATGGCAACATTGCGCTCTGCCATTCGTCAGCGACATCGCTCATCGGCGCGTCAAAAACCACGGTAGCCCTAGACACATCGGCGTCGATCCCGACGCTTCTTACGAACCCGGCCGTCTACCTCGGGGGCTCGAAGCGGAATAGTGCGACCCTTAGCAACGCTGGCTCGGCGGTTTTCACCCACTTCGCCGCCATCCAGGGCGCCATATCGGCCGCCGAACTTGTGGAGCTGGCGAACAATCCTGCTCAACTTTTTCAGTCTCAGCAAAGATATGTCCCTATAAATATTTCCGGTGGTTCTGGTGTAACAGGGACTTTAACAACCACCAATGCAAACGATACTTTAGCGGCTGCTGGTTCTACAACTATTATTGGTACGTTAGCTCGTACCAACGATAATGACTCAGTAGCAGCTAGTGGTAGTACCACAATTACAGGAACATTAGCAAGAACAAATGCTGATGATACTGTAGTTGCTTCAGGCAGTGCTGGTGCTGTTTCTGGGACCCTTGCTACTACTAATGCTAACGAC